AACGAGTCTTAATTCTTTGATTGTGTGCTTTACGGTCCATACCAGGTTTCTTTGGTGGAACAACAGGTTGTTGACCTAACCAAGATTTAACTGTGGACTTTTTAAGTTCATCAATTTGTTCAACTTCTTCTTTAACAGTAATATGCCTTTCTACTTTTGTCAACCGGCAACCTTCTTTACACTTCTCGTGTGCTTGACGAATCGCATCATCATCATCTTTTGCAACCAATAAATTCATTCCTGTCCATTCACCGGTTTTTGGATCTTCATAATGTGCAGCGTGTGTATGAGAATCATTTTTTTCAGCAACAACTTCTTCTTTCATTTTCAATTCATCTTTTCTTTTACCAAAAGTGTTATGAACAAGAGTATCTAACTTTTTATGAAATAGGGTTTCTTTTTGTTTGCTGATACCGGATGCTTCATCGATACCACTTCCATGAAATTTATGAGCAATATGCATGGCCAATTTTTCATGTTTTTCTTTTGGCACATTGGTACTGCTTAAATATCTTAAAGCTGATTGATGAACTTTATTATCATCTCCGGCATCACTATTATAAGGAGCATGTTCGGAATTTGTCCAATTATGAAAATGATGTTCAACTTCTGAACTAGAAACTTCATTAATAGTTTCTTCTTTGTTCAGTTGTTTTTCTAAACGGTCAATAGAACCTTTCATATCTTCTTTACCAGCAGCATGACGAGCTTTCATTGCTCGTTCAATATCATCATGCTTCCTTGCTCTTTCAGCTGCAGCCTGACGAAACTTATCCAAAGCGGTACCTTGAATAGTTTTTGCTTCAGAAAATGACCGTTTAGCCATAATCTTAGCTAACTTACCCATTGCCTTTTTACGAGGTTCAGCACGCTTTGGATCTTTACTGGTTGTTTTAAGAACATAAGATGCCAAAGTTTCTGGAGCTAACTCATCAAGTTGTTCTGTTTCCTCAGATACCGATTTCCATCCACCACCCATTTCTTTATACTTTTTAGATGCCCAACCATTTGCGTAAGCGGAAGGATATACAGCAAACTTTGCTTTGGCCTGAGCTTTGGCACGAGCCCATTTTTCTGGACTTGTTGGTACATTTTTTTCTTCAAGGTTTTCTTCTTTGTGTAAACCATTATGATGTAAAACTTTAGTCATATGTTTCTCTCTATTAATTGCGTGTTGACGTAGTTCAACAGGAGTATGTTGTAATGTTTTACTTTCTTCAATTTCCAATTCTTCTCTTTGAGCTAACATTTTACCTCTAACAACTGAAGAAACATAATTAGCAGGATCATCAAATTGGTGGTCACGTTTCCATTTCTGAAACTCACTTGACTTTGCATGAGATATTTTTGTATCTTTGCTTACAAATACTGGATTAATACCACGAGATTTAAGATATGCGTGTAACATACTTGTTTCACCCTCGGTGATACCAACACGAGCTGACCATGGTTCATTTGGATCGGTGCCAAAGGTGGGTTTCTTTTCACCTTTAACAATTAGTTTTAATTTTTTTGCATCCATTTATTCACCTTAACCGTTATTTCCTGGAGCTACACCCAACATCTCTGTTTTAATTCTTTTCATAGCAGAACGAGCTAAATCTCTAGCACGGGACATTGGTGTATGTTTTGCACCAGATTTATCTGTTACTGTGTTACCAATTTTTTTGTAAGGCCCATCAAAAGGAGGTTGTTCCGCATTTGTTACGAAAGGAACAGTATCAGATTCAGGATGTTTACCTTCTTGAACACCACGAGCTTTGGCCAAGTTTTCTTTTGAAGAAATAGAATCTTTACTTCCAGCTTTTGCATCAGCAACTGTCAATGGTTTGTCGCCACGAGCCTTGCGAATGAAAGCTGGAATGTCAGACTTTTTTACTTCTTCTTTCATTGGACCTCCACGAAATTTTACTTTTGTGGATTTGGCATCAGAACCAGGACCAACATCATCAGATTGTGTTGTTGGTTCTTGTCCTTTTAATGTATCTTTAGTGCGAACCTTTGGGTCAATTTCTTCTTCAACTGTATCTTCTTTCATTGCTTGTTTAGTAGCAGTTGCATACATTACAGATTTGGCATCTTTACCATAACGTTGTCTGAAACCAGCAAAACCTTTTTTCATTGACTTAACAATTTCTTCACGTTTTTTCATTTCAGCATCAGTCATATGTTTTTCTTCTAAGTCTAACAATGCTTCAGCTTGTTCTTCTGTCCAATCAGCTTCTACTTCTTCTTTGCGAAGTTTAGCAAGAATGGCACCAGCAACACGTTTACCTGCTTCAGCGGAACCATAACGCTCACCAGCTTTCTTTGCAATCATGCCAAATGCTTTTCCTGGTTTGCCAATGTCTTTACCAGCACGAGCAGCTTTGGCAGAGTAACCTGCTTTCTCATCCAGTTCTTCACTTTCTTCTTTACGGAGAATTGCAAAGTCTTGAGCATCAATCTTGTTATTTTTATTTTTGTCAATCTTGTGTTGATTACCTTTAAGAGCTTCAATTAGTTTATCTTTAAACTCAGTATTTTCTTTCATTTTCTTATCAGCAGCTGCTTTTTTCATTGACTCTTTTTCGTTTTTGTCACCGTCAAGGTCCAAGAAATCTGGTTTAGCAGCTTCATCATATTGACCTTTGGTTTTCATGTAATCTTCTTTGTCCTTCTGCATCATGTCTTTTGCTTTAGGACCTTTAAGTGTGTCAATATCTTTTTTAACTTGGTCACGGCGAGCTTTGGCTGAATTACCATAAGAAGAACCATACACTTTCATACCAGTAGAAGTCATAACTTTTTCAGCTTCGGCCAATTCACTTTCTTCTTTGTGCATTTGGTCTACATGCTTGGCTACTTCACCATCTTTACCATGCATTTTCTTTTCGTGTTTTTTCACTTCATCTTTACATGAATCTTCTTTTTCTGTAACTTGTTTTACAGCTTCAGCAATTGAATTCATTTTTAATTTATTGACAAACATTTTATTTCTCCTGTTTCTTCTTTTTAATTTTTATTTCTGTGCCAATATTTCTATTTGCATCTTTATATGATTGCATAGGTTCAAAATTAGTAGCACCATTCAAAGTTCCACCTACACCCATATCAGATATAGATATATCGTTTTGAAAGCCTTTGTATTCTTTAATTGTTTTTCTAAAGCTACTAAATTCTTTTTGTTCTCTGTATGTTACATCGCCTAGACCGGACATGGGATATACTGTTCCCTGCTGGCGTGTATCAAATTCTGGCCCCACACCTGTGGTGTTCCGTAGTCTTTGACTTACGGTTGGGGCATCTACTATTCGTTTCTTATTTACTTTCTCTTTGTCTTTGGAGAAGTTGGTTTCTTTTGGCTGCGGGTTGACTGTGAGCGTTGGTTCTTGGGCTTCGCTGTAGGTGCGGAAGATGAAGGTTTTTCGCTTACTGTTGGCGTTCCACTTGATGTCGTCTGCGTTGGAGTCGTTGGGCCTGTTGTCGGCTGGGTAACTGTCGAGTCCGTCTGCTTTGGGCACACCAGTTCTGATGAGGCGGGCTTTATTTTCAAATAGTTTAGAATTGACTTTAACATTTTTTTGTTCCTTAATTAAATTATCACTTATATTTAACTTACCGTGCTTTTCTAACCACGATAAAGATATATCTCCATAGATTTTACCTTCAATGAAGTTATGAATATTTAGGTAAGTTTGAGTTATATCTTCTTCAATGGATTCCAAAGAACCTGTGTTATCCACTTGTATAAATTTGTCAAAGGATTCTGAAAAAAGTTGTTTGTTTTTCTGAGCTTGCGACCATTTATCATAACGGATGGATTCGACCATCATACGAGATAATTTGGTATTTCTTTCTTGACTTACTTCATTTGTGGTATTGACGAATACCATCATAGTAGAATAACCTAAATCTTCCAATTCTTCTTTGATGTGGTTGATTTTTTCAATACTATCTGCTGGTCCGTTAATAATCAAAGGACCACGATTGCGGATGGCTTCTCTACGGAAATCATTAGTTTTTTCAGATAGTTTCTGTTTATCTGCAAGATAATCATACGCCTGATTTGAATTTAATTCTACTGCACGAGATTCTGGTATGGCTTCACGAATAATGATATCTTTACCAGAACCAGGTCCACCAGTCACAAAAATTGCTTTGAATAGACCACGATTTAAGTTTTCATGTAGTCCCATACCCTTACGAGTATCATGCATAAGTTGTTTTGCGTGTTCATCTGAAACATGGCCAGGAACACCACTTCTAAATCCATGTTTTACAACTTTGCCTGTTTTATCTTTGACATCATGAAATCTTTTTTCTGAAGCTGCATCACGCATTTTAGTGCCTGACATACCGGTAGTACCTTCTGCATCTGGATCTCTTTGACCAGCCGAATGAACAGTAATTTTTTTAAAATTATATAAAGCACCCTTGTGTGTACCGTTATATTTGTTTAATTTTTCTTTATATTCTTTAACACGGTCTGATCCAGCAACCATATGTAAATGAGTTACACCTTGTTTGTGTAATTCAGCTGCATGGTGTAAAAACGTTGGATGTTCTTTTGAAGAAGTTTTAAAATGTGTGCCAGGTGAATATCTTTGTAAGTGTTTAACTTTCTGTTCACCAGATAATGGATTCTTTTTAGCGTCTTGTGAGTGTGAAGTAACAACTGTATGGCCAGCATTATGCTCTTTGGCCACTTCTTTTACTTTATCAATAAGTTTTAAATGTCCTGTGGTTGGAGGATTCATCCGACCAAAAGTCATAACATGGTGTTTTTCACCTTGTTTGGTTTCTTCTACTAACTCTAAAAATGATTTCATTTTCTTACTTTTAATAAATTCTGTTTAGCAAATTCGGCACGGTTAACCAGCTTGGTGGGTTGATTATCATGGTGAACTACAAAACCTTCAGGTTTAGATTTTTTACCTTCAATGTGGTGTTGATAATGTCCTTCATGTGTTTCTAATGATTTAACCAAAGCATTTTTAGCTTGGTGTAAATGATGATGCATAGCAAACAAATTACCGTAATGTGCTTTGTGTTTTTCAACATGAGCAATCTGTGATTCACCTTCTTTAGTCTTTTCAGACTTTGATTTTTCAGTTTTTACTTTGGCAGCTTGTTTTGCATGAATATCATGTAAATGTTCTTTGAAACCTTTAACACTTGGCACTTCATCATGTCTTACTGTTTTGTTTATGTAGGTTGACAGGTGGCCAGTTTCTCCACTATGTTTTGGATGAATTGCATCATACATCTTGTGGCCATGTGTATCGTGTATTTCTTTAGCTGCAGCCATGTGTTTTTGAAATTGTTTTTCATTCTCAACAGAATGTTTAACTTTACTTGTGTCGTGTTCAGCACCATGAATATGGACATCAGGATGTTCTTTGAACTTACTCACATCCACATGAGGTGTATTGTGTTTTAAGTCATGGCTGTATTGTGTGTGTACCACAACACCCACCTTAGACTTTTTTATTTTTTCTGCTTCTTTACCCTTAGCAGTATAAGTGATTGTGTTTGGTGTGAATGAAACACTTTTAGCTTCAACAATATAACCTTCATGTAAGGTTTTAGTATCAGCATGGTGCATTAAATCGCCTTGAAATACGCCAGTTTTTGGTGTAACTTTAGGCAGATGTTTTAAAGCGTGTTTGAGTGTTTTTGCCAGACCAGGAGCATGACCGTGATTCTTATCAATGTCTGCTTCTGTATGATTGATTTTTGGATCTTTATTAAATGCTGATTTAGTTGCAACAAAGAATTTGCCATTCTTGGGATGATGGCCAAAAACGATTGATGGAGAACCATCATATTTCATTGTTAGATTGGTATTCTTGTGACCACCAGTCATGTGTGCATGAGCTTTCATCAAAGCGGCATGGGCGTGTTCAAAACCTGCATGGCCATGCATCAAAGGTCTATCTTCCGCATGATGAATGTGTTTAAGTTCAGAACCTTGGTCAGATTCTTCGGTTAAGAATGACTTAAATGATAACATGAAATTTCCTTACTAGATGTGCAACACACTTTGGTTGCCGGTTTGCTTATTTATACAACTTCTTAACCTTTGTGGTACAAACCGTTTCCAACGATTAAATTATTGGGTTAGATATATACGACCCAAATTGTTGGATTTTAATTCCATTTCGTACCTTCAAAGTCCAGCCAATAATTCGTCATTCTACCCTTACCTTGCAATAGATAAAATGGTAGAGTATGAACTAAACCTCTGCTGGATCCATAGTATAACAGGTCTTTAGGTCCTCTGTCAAGCGCCCACGCAAAGTGGCTAGAACCAGTATCACCACCAATAAAGATTTCGGCTGTGGTAATGTGGTAATAATTCTGCACAAAATTGGTAGAATACCGCCATCCCTCAAATGGGCAACCTTCGGTTGGTACGCTTTTTTTACAGATTACTTTTTCATAATCTTTATATTCTTCGGTAGAATATTTGGCAATAATCTGTTCATATACATTTTTTGGCCAATTACGCCATTGATTATATTGTGCATCAAATAATGGAAATAGAGCAATCTTCTTTTCTATTGGTGCATTGTTTGGTATTTTTACCAAATCGCCACATATATCTCTGAAATCCCAAACATTTACTTTTCTCCAAGGCAAACTTTCTGTGCCTTCTTCTGTAGAAAAATAGTTAGTCATCTTCAACATTATCTCATAAAATGTTTGACAATGAGTATCTTCGCTAACATTTCCTGGTTTTAAATGAAACTGTATTGTAGGATTATTATTGATTTTTCGGATATGTTCTAAAACATTCGCAACAGCAATCATATCACCATTTCGGACTGTGCCAAAAGTTCCAGGTTCAATATTAATAATCATACAATAACATCTTTCACATAAACTAATTTAGATTTACGGTTACCATAATAATGTCGTTTGAAATCAAATTCAACAGGATGACCATCCCACATTCTCATATCTTCGTCCCAACAAACAATCGTTTCTTTGTTCATCAAATCTGCAAGAATACCAACACCAGTAAATGTAGTGATGAATGGTTTATAACTGTAACGAATGAGATTTAAATTTTCCATGATTGGTTTTGAATAGTCCAAATAATGAACCTTGGATTCATCAGGATTTACGCCATCTTTAACTACTTGAGTTTTTCTACGAGTATCGATTGTTGGATGATTCCATCTATCACCAATAATATACAAATCGGTAAACTCCATTGGTTCATCTTTAACTTGTAATTCAAAGTTATCATCTACTTGAAATAACATTCTATAATTATCGTTTACCCAATTCTCATATCGACAAGTTTCAATAGGACGGTCTGCATCTTCTTGGTCCATTCGTGTCCAAGAACTGAGATTCATTGCACCGTTGAAAAACACCTCATCATCAAACTCAACAGATTTAATACATGGCTGATAGAGAAGAAGTTCTTTAATACCATTAAACTTTCTCATTTCACCACGAATAATTAAATCAACAGGTTCATTTGTATACTTTGCAATACCAGATATTACAGGTAGTGCATTTGCAAAATCGCCAAGATTGGCTGTGCAATTAATTTGTATTAACATTATATTCCTTAAAAGCTACGAACCAGTCATCACTAGAAACTTCATGTAGTTCAAATAATTCTGGTTTTTGTAGATATGACATTAACAATAAAGTTTGGTCATCATCTATTAAATTGTTTTTGAGTAATTCACCAACATTATGGTGAACTAGTTGTTCTAATATATTCCACATATCTTTACCTGCAACAATACATGGTCCAGTAACATGAACATCATTATTGAAAATAACATCTTCAATATATGTTCCTTCTTTCCAATCTTTTAAATTAAAAAAATGAATCTTGTCTTTGGAAAAAGGATACTGCCATTTCTTCACATTATTAAGAGTAGATTCTTCACGGCAATAACCAAAATCTAACCAAGCAACTAAATCTGTTTTTATTAAGTTTGTTTGCATGGCTTTTGTAACGAAAGAAGATTTTAGTAAATTGACGAGAACGTAGTCAGCATTCCAGTATTCTGGATTTTTTACTTGCATGGGATTTATTTTGGCTTGATATTTTGAGTCTTTTTGAACCTTAGTAATTTCTCCCCTTAGTTTTTGAAAACTATTAGTAAAATCAAGCGTTAGAATTTCGGTTGGTCTATCTTGTCTTATAAACTTTATATCATTTACGAATTCTTTTGATGTATAGACAACCATCGGATTTTCAAGTTTAGCCATATGACTAAACCTGTCAAAATAAGTTTTATTGGTTCTATGTAAATAATGTGGTAAACCTTTTTCTGGTGTCCAATCACCACGACCAATATCAAAAAAAGCTGTGACTATTGTTATGTCATTCATGATGTTTTTCTTGCCACAAATAAAATGCTATTATATTCTTTTTTTGAATTGATGTCAAGTGCTGCATATTGAAAATCTGGTGTTAATTTTTGGCAGTATTCTTTACCATAATTAATATCTTCCACATCTTCTATAATCAAAACACCACCTTGATTTAATTTTGATAGATACAAATCTAAAAGTTGAAAATGGCTTTCTTTAGTATGGGGTCCATCATCAATAATGATATCAAAATTTGGCAACGCATTTACTAAATCAGGATTATAAGCATCGGATTGATACAATTTTATGTTACTGCTACCTGCGGTAGTAACTTTACATTTGTTGAATCGCCTATCTTGTCCATTATCAACACCATATATTGTTGCATCAGGAAAATAATCAGCCCATAATAACAAACTACCACCAGAAGCACAACCAATTTCTAATAAGTTAATTTGTTTGTTTTTATATTTCTCAAATTCAAAAGTATAAAATTTACTTATATAATTGTGATTAGGATATTCTTTATCTGTATTTAAATATCTTCCACGGTTTTGTTCATACTGTTCTAAAAGTGATAACATCATTGTTCTCCGGCCAATAAAATTTTTTGTAATTGTTTAAAATTTGAACATCTTCAGGTAACTTACTTATAAATGATTCATAATCAAATCCTGGTTTGTGATTATGTGTGTCGCCCCTACGATAATTGACAGAATAATCTTTACCAGATAAAAAATAATACACATTCATAAAACAATCCAAATAACCTATCGTTGGATAATAAGATTGTATTTCATCAAAATGTTTCTTAAACCATTCAATATTTGTGTCATAATAGTCAAGAAATGTTTTTACTTTAAATATTGAACCACCACCAGCACCATATTGTTTAAATGTTGGTCTTTTACCACTATGTTTTTCAATCAAATCATGCACAGCTTCTGGTATTACATTACCAATTTTTGTATCAGCACAAGCGTGTTCCCAATCAGCATCGATTGTAATAGGTTTCAATATTAATACATCATCTTCCATCATAATTATATGTGATGTTGTGGCCATTTGGCAAGCTGTTTTGAATCGGTCCAAAAACTCTAAACTGTGTTCTAAATTATAACCATTTGGATATACTGGACCACCAATTGCTGAATATTTCTGTAAATGGCAATTATTGTCTTTTGCAACTTGTTCATATTCATGTAATCCATCTACGCCAAGGAAATAGAAATCACTTTCATGGTGTTTTCTTGTATTTTCGATTACCATCTTAGTCGCTTCTGGATAAACTGAAGCAATATGAAAAAATGAAATACTCATAATGTTCTTTCAAAATAATTTATAGTATTTTTCAAACCTTCTTCTAATTGTATTTTTGGTTCCCAATTTAATATTGTTTTTGCTACCGATATATCTGGTTGTCTTTGTTTTGGATCATCTTCTGGTAATTCCCAAAAAACAATTTTACTTTTTGATTCGGTCATCTGAATAATTTTTTCAGCCAATTCTAACATAGTAAATTCATTAGGATTACCTAAGTTTATTGGACCAACTGTTTTAGAATCCATCATCTTCATAAGACCACCAATAAGGTCATCAATGTATTGGAAACTTCTTGTTTGGGAACCATTACCATAAATTGTAATATCTTCGTTTTTTAATGCTTGTATAATGAAGTTGCTGACAACACGCCCATCATTTTCAGCCATTCTTGGTCCATAGGTATTAAATATGCGAACAATTTTGGATTTTACATTATGAATTTTGTGGTAATCCATAAACAAAGTTTCGGCAGCACGTTTACCTTCATCATAACAACTTCTTGGACCTAAAGGATTAACATTACCCCAATATGATTCAACTTGTGGATGAATTTGTGGATCACCATAAACTTCAGATGTTGATGCTTGTAATATTTTTGCGCCAGTTCTTTTTGCTAAACCTAATAAATTATATGCACCCAATATACTTGTTTTCATTGTTTGAATTGGATCATGCTGATAGTGAACAGGTGAAGCCGGACAAGCTAAGTTATAAATTTCATCTACTTCAACATAAAGTGGAAAACAAACGTCTTGTCTAATTACTTCAAAATTCTTGTAATTTAATAAATGTTCAATATTTCTTTTTGAACCTGTAAAATAATTATCCACACAAAGAACATGGTGTCCTTGAGAAACCAATTTTTCACACAAATGGCTGCCAATGAAACCAGCACCACCAGTTACTAATATTTTTTTCATACTCTCTTTAGTATTGTGAGTCCATTATTATTTGTTCTGCGTTCTACTAATTCCCATTCTGAATGTGAATCAATAAATTCTTGAATTGCCGGCCAAATTCCTTTGCCACCAAATTCACCATTGTCAGCATAAGTTGTGGTATCGTGAAAACCAATAAATTTTCTAGCTTTACTTGCGTGTAACTCTAATTCTTTTTGAACTTGTTCATAAATGTGTAAACTATCCACAAACAACAAATCTGTTTCTGCAATTTCAACTTTGCGAGTATCATCAATATGAAGCGTTACATTTCGCCCAGCATTTTTTGCTTCTTCAAAGAACTCACGAATGCCAGGTTGTGGCATAAATTCATAACTATGTAACTCAATATTATGGCGTAAAAATGCACGAGTGCTTTGAGCCCAACCCACACCTAGTTCTGTAACATGGGTGCATTGTGATGTTAATTCGGATAAAACAGGTAAATGTTCGTGTATGTCTGTATCTCTTGCACAGGCATCTTGGTATTCTTTTTCAAAGTCCATTATGTTGTCCTAAAAGTAAGTAGTTCTTCTTGTTGATATTTGTTTTTAATAAATTCTTTCCACTCTGGCACCCGGTCATATTGATGCACGATTGCAAATGAACGACCTAAAGATGTTTTAAAAACACCATCTTCAAATTTTGGTTCTGGTTCTAATAGATGTGGCCTAAATTGTTCAATTTTTGATGGATCAACTGTTGTGCCAGCTTGACAGGCCCAACCATCTAATTGTTTTGCAAAATATGTTACATCTTTAAATGGTTGTGTTTGAATCAAAACATTATAAACCGCTTGGTCACAAATGGGAATGGGTCGGTTGATTGCATTGAATAGAATATTGAACATCATATCTTTTACATATTCAGAAACCCCACCGATTGTTCCTACATTGTATATCTCATTATTTTTAAAATGTTCATGGACATATGGACCATAAGCCTGCATAAGATTATCATTACCCCATGGTTCATCTTTATATCTCAGACCTTCCGAACCAGCAACAAGTTTTTTACCTTTCAGATTTAATTCTAACCAAACGATAGGATTGGTTTGAAAATACACATCTTTGACATCTGTGGTAACTACATGATTATAGTTCTGCCAAGTGTTTTTAAGAAAGTCATAAATTGTAAGAAAACGAGCCACATGAACTGGTGCTTTAATATCATGCATCTTAATGATAATGAAATCTCGTTTGATAAGTTCACCAATTGTTTCTTGTGAGGCATTACCAACAACCATTGCTTTGTCGCCAGTAAAACCACATTCATCAATCGATTCAACCCATGGTTTTAATTGATTGTAGTTGTAATTTGTAAATGCACCGATTATTAGGCTCTTTTTCGCCATGGGTATTCTCCATTATATTTTTCATTCATTACTTTATTACCATTTTCAAAGAATTCTGCATTAACAGAACCTTTACCACCATCTACTCTATAACAGGTTGTATAATCACCTGTGCAATAGAATTTAGGAAAGTGTTGTGTGATTGCTTGTAGAAACACTCTATCTTGTCCCCAACCGCCATGCCAAACACTTGCAATTTTATTTGCTACTTCTGTTTTAATGAAGTAACAATTAGTATCTATGTGATGAACTCCGTGATATGTTGGCCAAATACCTAA